ATCAGGATTCGACCAGTGTAAAATGGTGTGTCAGAGTATACCGTTTTGTTTAATTCTTCTGCACCACTGCTTATCTTTAAAATAAGTGCATCCGGACCCTGGAGATTTATACTTCCCGTTATTAAAACCCCCTGTGCCTCTGGAGGAACTGTCGTGTTTGATCTTATGTTACTCGCGGGTAAACCAAGTATATCGTGTGGAGTTGTATACCCTTCTGTAGCCACTGAAGAATGATATCCATTTGTACCATCATAAAACTTAAACGAAAATTCACTCCCAGCGGGTGCAGCCGATGACAGAGATGTTATGACGAGTTCGTTCTTATCCTTATCATATGAAAATTCTATAGGAGAACTCACATAGGAACCACCTAACGCAGCATTGACTTTAGTTTGCAGTTCTGTCGCCAGAGACTTACCGCTGTAATTTCCGGGTGTGAGTGTTACTGTTACAGTGTGATGTACCGCACTCTCAACAACAAAATCAAACGTTTTATTACGATCATTGATTAAAAATTGACTCGCGTGAATACGAGCCGATACCAGTGATATCTTAGAGACGTTGTAAATTGGATTCTTCAATTCGACGACGTAATCTCCTGGATTGGGATACGCTATCGGATCGCGTTCTCCACTATCTATGTCTAACGTGTGTACGCTCATTAAAATAAGGGGATATATTTTAATCAGTGTGTTTATGCAAATATGAAAGTGTTTACATGATCTGTTGGGCGATGGGGTTGTTCTGAAGCTGCTGCTTGGCCACACCGAGACTGTAATCCGTGGCATACGGATTAGTGTTGCCCTTATAATGGTTGAAGTTGTAATACTTGTTGTTGTCGTATTGCTGCGTCCACCCACCGTTCATGGGACCCGTGCGACCATCAATACGTGTAGTATCGAACCGCATGGCTGTAGGCATACCACCTTGGTTGAGAGGTCCTGCGCGAACGTTCATACGACCGGCGTTGCCAGGTCTGTTTGCCTTACCACGACGGTCATCGGGACGGAAACCGTACGCGAACAACTCCTCGGAAGTGTACGGGCGCTGGGGAGACATGGCTTGAGATTCCCTGAGCTGAGAAGCAGGAGCCATGACGTGACCGTGTGCGAACGTACTTATACCCGGAGCAACCTGGTTGTTGTAGATGTATTGCTCGGTATTACCATCCTTCTTGTTGCGTGTAGGATCAGCCACATGTTGAAGAGCTGACACGGTACGCTTAGCACCATTAAACCCGAGACCATCATTACGAGAACCAGTCATAGACCGGTTAGTGACACGCTTACCGTTCACGTGTTCACCCCTAGGAACATGACCACTGAAACCCTGCGACTTGGCGCCTGCAACCGGGCGACGCTCGGGAAGATACGCAGTCTTTTCGGGGCGGTTATTCGCCAACTCACCCATCTTACCACGACGACCACCGAATATATCATAAGCGGGACCACTCCTACCGGGTAAAGTGGTAAGTCTATACGCACCCACGTTCTCGGGGTTCACACGCACTATTTGGTGGAAACCACCCGCTGCCGGGACGTCGGGTCCGACAGCGATGCCAGGTCCGACGTATTGCTTCTCGACGGGAGAAAGGTTATTCATACGACCACCGTCAAACATACGATCCCGCATCTCTAACACTTCATTACCACTCGAACGCCCCTGTGGCGCGATGTCCGAAAAATTATTTATCTCAACCTTGGGGTCGGGTAAATTTGATAAACTGACAGGCTTGGGAGACATGACATTAGGCACTTCTTCCTGAAGAACTGGAAGTGGTGCCTGTTGTTGAACAGTCAAGTTGTACTCCTCGGTCTTCTTTTTTTCACTTAAAACTTTTCCTGCATAAGCCAATCCAGCGATAGCTACTAACGAAAGTGGATCAGCCATTCTTAATTTTAGGAGAGATTTTTATTGACCAGGATATCGCTTCAAAAACTGCATATTTTGAGTTTCGGCTGTGGTACTGGCGGGAACGTATTGCATCGTCTTGAGGGGAAGCTTGCACTTCATATCTTGGAGAGGGAACAGGTTCTGTTCGTACGTCTGAGTGACGATCTTGTTAAATCTAGAAGTGGATTGGGGGCGAAGAAGGTCACTCGTCTCGATAAACTCGGCGGGAGCGCCTTTACCCGCCATGTAGGGAGCAGTACCGTATAACATGGTATTAGGTCGGCTAGAACCATAGTTAAGGGTACTGGGCTGGGGGTACACGAACACCTCATCCGTAGCACACGCGGACGGACGAGCGGGGTTTTCGACAATTTTCAGTCCTGGTTGAAGCTGATACGCCATTTACTATTACACGAGAATATTATCTATCTAAGCTGCCGGTCCGTTACCCCCTCCAAACATACCACCCCTCTTATCATCATTCGACGCTAATCCACCAAACGCCTCCAGTTGCACACCCCGTGCATTAGGGCTGCACAGAGTCGGATCCGACTTACAAATCGGGGCACCCTTCTCACCGTATAACCATTCGGCAAAAGCGGTCTGGTCACCTGGAATGCTCGTCACGGGACCCGAAACGAATTGCCTAGAAAAGGCATTCCGCTGAGCATCGGGCATCGGAGAACGAGACTTTTGAGGTCCGTAAGGAATACGTCCTGATAACATATCATTCACTTCATCACGAACCGTCTCGTACCTACAAGCCGAAGGACGATCCGGGCGACCATCGTAATCGCTCATCAACACGTTCGCCATGGGGTTATCAACCGTGGGAAGCTGACACTCCGGAACGTACGCCTCCTTCTTCACCTTCTTTCCCTTGATCATTTTAGACTTTTCCATTACATAAAGAACTGAGAGGACCGTAGCCCCTAATATGAAAATACGGATGTCTCGTCTGATGAGATACAGAATGCATGTCGCGTAAATAATAAATCGCGCTGTAGCATTTACCCGTTCGGCTGTCGTCTGTTGATTGGTGGGCCAAAATTCGGTAACCTTATCGGACCTGACAACTTGTTTTGGATCTGCAAACAATGAGACCATTTATAGTATGCTTAGTTTATTTTTTCAACATGCCACTGAGAAGCCCCTGCATGGACTGCATAAGCTTAGTCTCGTCAATCTCAAGTTCGCCATCCTCGTTAGAGAGCTTATCCGCACATTGTTTGGCAACCGTCTCGATCATGCTAAGTGTATCGGCTGGAATAGCGGTAATGGTTGTACCGAGCATGTATAGCGTCTGGAGATACTGCCAGATTGCATCCTTGGTGCCCGGAGACGCCTTGGGCCAGCAGCCCTTCAGGTTAATATCCTTGAGAAATTCAATATTCTCTGCGTGTTCGAGAAAGAAAGATTCGTCCTTAGAGTTGATCTTATCCACATGAGGGGTGACGTTCTCCATAAAACCATCGACAATGATCTTGCCGTTGGTGGATCTCATAAGTTCAAAAGCAGCGATGTACTTTTTGAGACCCTTCTCTTCTGGGAAGGTTTTGTGCAGCTCCATGAGAAACTGGCCCATCATGTCGTTAAACGCTGTAACGGAAGTCATATATAACATATGTTGCGATTAATCTTTAAGTTACTCAAAAGGGGTCGGTAGAAATGGTTTCACGCTTACCTAAACCATTAGATACGATAAAATAGACTAAAATGGCTACTAATGCAGCTGGTTTGGCATAAGCGCTCGTAGAGAGAGTACCCTCATCATTAAGTCGAGCTTTGCCATGAATGTATAAAGCGGTAAGACCGGCTGCGATTATGGCCGCAGAACCTGGATCACGGAAGTATTCGTCCATATTTAATAGCGGAGTTTTTTACTCCTGGCATCTGCAGCGTCAGCAAATAGGTCACCGTCTGAACGCTGAGGCTGCTGAGGACGAGTGCTCACGGTCCTGAATTCATTTTCAAATGGATTAGGTGCTGCCTGCTGAGGTGCCTGGTACTCTTCCATGGGCTGTTCCATGTGTTCCTGGTACTCACCACCGGGTTCTTCCATTCCATCTTCAACCTCCCCCATGGGATGTTCCATTCCTTCTCCTTCCATTCCCTCGGCTCCTTCCATTCCCTCGACTCCTTCGACCCCTTCGGGTGCACCGAAACCACCACCCATTTCACCCGGGTTCTCTTCATCGTACTCCTGGATGTTATCCTCGACCATATCCGCATCTTGGGGATTGAGCATATCTTCGCCGTTGGAAGCCATGTACGTCTGTAAAATCTGCTGAACGGGGATCAACTCCTTCACGGTCGTCTCTACACACGTAGTGAATCGCTCATATAGCTTATCGTTGCGCACGTGCTCTGACTGACTATCAGTGAAAATATAAGGATCCCGGTATAAGTCCTTGGCTGCATTCTTGTAACACGTATGAATGAAAATCTCGTTAGTAGGAAGTTTGACGGACATCTTCTTAGAATCGGAGCTCAA